AAAATCATGCAGTATAACATTAAAGATTACAGAGATTAATCTAAAGTTCTCCTTATAATCGCCATAATCCTCTTGCCGATCTTCCATGATCTTTTTTAAAATCTTATCTGATAAATCTATTGTCGTCATAGTTAGGGGATGAGGCGGGGAAAACAACTAAAGAAGGCAGAAAGGGATGCCAAATAAAAACCCCACCTCATCGAAAAGGTATAAACTAATACCTATTATCTTTTAGCATAATAGCTAGGTTTTGCATAATCTTTTTTCGCTGCAAAATTTGGTGTGCCACCACCAGATGATCCTGATTTAGACTTGTCGTTTGCTCTAAGTCTAACAGTAATCATGCCATCTTCACCATCCCAGCCTGCTTGATTGTGCCAAGTATCTCCTATTTTAACACCAATACGCCAATCTTTATCAGGTGGAGATTCCTCATTTGGTGGACCAACCCAATCAGGTTGCTCTGGTGCGTTCTTCTTTTCGTTTCTTACTAGCTTAATATATATATCATCAGCCATTTGTTATTACTCCTTGGTTTAGTTTTGTCTCATGAGTTTCATACAAATCAGTTATCTGTCTGTATTCTCTTTGAGACTTATTATTAGAGTCGAATAAATCTGAGTTAGCCTTTCTCCATTTTCTCAGAGCATAAATGTCATCTATCTTTTTAATGTCATCTTTTATTAGACCCATATCAAGCTCCATATCGAGCTTAATATTCTTTTTCCCATTTGTACTTGGAATTTGTTTTACTTCTTCAAATGGCTTTGCTTCATATCCATCATCATCTTTGATACCTGTTTTTAAATTTAATACATTTAAGAAAGCATACTTTCTTGAGTATGACATGGCTTGACCTGTGCCAAACTTATCTAATCCACCCATTGCACTACAACCATTTACTTCAATCTTTTCATTTGCATTTTCAATATCATGTATTGTCATAAAGCAAGTAACCATAATATAATTATCATGTGTATCTGTTTTATAACTACAAGTTGGATACAATTTTTGATCCAGTAATGCTTGAGTTGCTACTTCCTGTACTGCATCGTGCAGCAAAGGATTGAAGTGCATACCTTTTACTTTCTCACCTTTCTTTACACCACCCGCACTCAAACATGCTTGGTGTAGTTTTTGATATATGTTTTTAACTATCATACTTTTTCCCTTCTAATATTTTTTTTTTATAATAATCAAAAGTAGTTGAACGAATTGTCAACACTTTATTTTTTGATTTACTGCCATCAGGATAAGTAAAATAATTACCTTCTCCAAAATCTTCTCTTATTGTTTCCCATGTATCACACTCAATACATTTACCTTCAAGTAAACCTTCCTTTGAATGAGTACAGGTTCTTACACTTTTTTGCGTCATGCGTTTATCCCCCATAGTTGTTTTATTGTTTTTTTTTGTTTGTCTGTTAGATTTTTATAGTGAAAGAAATGATTAAGGTCAGGCTCTTCTGTTAGCTCTGCTAGTTTAGATAGATTGCCTTTGCAATATATAATCATCTGCTCCCATCTATAAATTTTTTTTACCATCAAGTTATATTGATATTCTAAATGATCTGCTCTCATCTTTTCATGTGTGTCATCAAAGATTAAATAATCTGTTTCATTTGCCAAACCTAAAAATGGTTTCTTTCCGGTACACTTCCAATAGAAAGCTACTTGTTTCCAGTAGCCATCAAAGATTGAATCTTCACTTAGCTCTTGTTGTTTCCAATAGTATTCATCTTTGTTTCTTCTCTTGTAACATTTACTAGGTTTTGTTTTTAGTTCTAAAAATTTTGTATTACTTTCATAGTCGATACGACCTATAATATCGTGCATCAATTCTTTAACACTTGCAGCTACATATCTTTCTGCTGCAGTTTTTTCATCTTTAAATATTTCTTTGACTAATTTTTTTATTTGTTCAATAATCTTATGTGCAATTTCATCTATATTATCTCTTGCAAACTTATCTTGTTCATCTATTGGATCATACTTATTGATGTCAGCTAGTTCTTGTTTGTATATCTCATTGTAATCTCTATTCTCTATCTTTGCTTTCTTATCTTTGAAGTATCTAAATTCACAAAGCAATCTTTGAGCTGAGTTGTTTGTAAGGTTTCCAACTCTAGGTTTGTAATTAAATAAGAATCCATCTCTTTCTTCTGGAGTGTGATAACCATAATTAGTTACCCACTTTGCCAAAGGTTGATCTGTGCTTGAAGGCGACCAATGATCTAAACCTAGACCACCATTAATATTTGAAAAATATTCTTTCATAGTTGTTTCAAATCAATATAGTCATTTATACCAGATTGTCTACAATTATTTTTTACTTGCAATACATAACCTTTATGGTATTAGGCTTATTTCACGAAAGGAGATTATGAAATTATCAGAATGGATAAAAAAGAATAAGCTAAGTTATTCACAAGCTGCAAATCAGTTTGGTATCATTAATATAAATCCCGCCACGAATGTTCAACGCTACGCCAAAGGACAGAGAATACCTCATCCTTTAGTTATGCTAAAGATATTTAAAGCAACTAATAAACAAGTACAACCTAATGATTTCTATGAAGAATACTGGCAAAGAGAAGAAGTTTAAATACAAAAGAGTAAAGATATATTGGTTAGATATTGTAAGTAATTCTGAATGGATGACTTTAGATAAAGCAAAAGATCAAGTGTATTCTTTCTGTGAGGATACAGGATATTTATTACATAAAGACCCAAAGAAACTTATCATCTTTGCTTCACATAGTTTCGATGATGATGGTTCACTTACAGTTGGCAACACTACAGTATACCCAAGATCAGTTGTTAAAAAGATTGAGGTATTAAAATGAAAAAAAGTAGTGCATTAGCTTATGTAGGACATAATGAAAGAGGGGACAGAGAGAGAGATGACTTTTACCCAACACCTAAAGCAGCTACACAATCATTATTGGATAGACAAAAGTTTAAAGGAGATATTTGGGAGTGTGCTTGTGGTAATGGTGCGATGTCTGAAGTAATGATTAAACAAGGTTATAATGTTTATAGTTCAGACTTAATTGATAGAGGTTATGGAGAAGTTGGGATAGATTTTTTAAAATCAAATAAAAAAGTTGATAATATTGTTACAAATCCACCATTTAATTTAGCAACAGAATTTACATTAAAAGCATTTGAATTGGCAAAACATAAGGTTGTCTTGCTTTCTAAAATATCTTACTTGGAAGGTGTAAAGAGAAGGGAACTTATATTTAATAAAAATAAATTAGAAAAAATTTTAATTTTTACAAGAAGAGTGCCATTCAAAAAAGAATCAACACAAAAACTAGCAGGTGGTCTTATGGCTTTTGGTTGGTTCATTTATGATGTTAATTACAATGGTAAACCTACTATAGATTGGATCTAAAATGACTTATGAAGGTATGTTTGAAGAGGTTGAAGCTAGTAAGAAAGTAAAGGAACTAAAAAAAACTATTGATATACTTGAGACAGATAACAGTATTAAAGACTATGAAATAACACAACTAAAGGAAACAATAGATATGCTAAAAAAACAAAAGAAGATACTACAAGATTCCATAAGGAAACATGGCTAGATGGACCTACGCTTTTAGCAATGGTAGTTATAACGATTGGCACAGAAAGTTTGATGGTCTTGCTGGTATAGATGTAGACTTTATTGAGGTTTGTCCCAGCTGTTATCAACCTTTAGCTGTAAAAGAAACTTGCTATGACAAGGGACAGATTTATAAGGCTACAACCCTTACAAAGATAGTCGCTAATGCTCTAAAGATACCCGGATTTTTAGTTTTCTATACTCCTATGGGTCAGAGTATGAAATTTAGGATAAAACGCATTACAGAGCCTGTGAGTAAGATATATGAGCTAACTGAGGATGAGTGGGTGTCTTATCTTAGAGAGTTACATAAGGAACATAGGAGGTGTTGCAAAAATGCAACAGAAGTATGAGCCACACATAAGAGTTAAGTTCTCGCTATTTGATAGTCCACAGTTTAGAATGATTCCAAACAAGCAACGAGCTTACTGCTATCTGGTATTCATTTGTTTACTAAAGTTCGCCAATTCAAAAACGCTAACTTGTTATCCACGCCAAGCCACCCTATCTAGTATGACAGGTCTTAGTCGCAGCACTATATTTAGAGCTACTGAATTATTGGAAGGATCACAAATTATTACTAAAAAACGCCAGAAGTCTACAACATTATACACCATTAATAAAGACTATGTTGTGTCTACTAGAAACTATGATGTGTCTATGGGACACATTGGTAGTGTCTCACAGACATATATTAGAAGAACTAACATAACAACTTACAGTAATATAACTAACTTTATAAAAGGTCTTGCAGAGAGCGGTAGCGATAAAGATACAATACTAACAAAGCTAGCGTCTAAGTATACAACTCAAGAACTCAATGAAGCTATTAAGGATAATGATAACCCTTATTTATGTAAGCAGGCTCTTCAGATAAAGGACCAAGAAGGAGTGAAGTATGTCTCAAAAGATGTTATAAATAAGGCGGTAGATGATGTTAGAAAAAAGACAAACTACTTTTATAGAGATAAGGTGTATAAGAATAAGAGGGAACATGGCAGGATTTCAGCAACGAAAAGTTTTTTGTCAAGGTCTAACAAGAAAAAGTAAAAGACCCTGCCAAGCAAAAGGCTATCCAACTGCTAATGG